CGATGACCTATCAAGGAACGGACATTGTTTTCGAGCGCGTACACAAGCCGAAACCTATCGACCCGAAGTGCGAACCTGTACCGATTCCAGCAGCCGTGTGGCTGCTCGCGTCAGCGATAGCCGGTATCGGTGTAATCAGCAGGCGCAAGGCGTGATTAGGCTAGCCGTCCTGTTGGCGCTATCAGGGTGCGTACAAGTCGGCCCGAAGTCATTACCAGCGCATACCGTGGTCGCAGACTGCGAAGCGTTGCCAGCAATACCGCAAGTCGTGCATATCAGCATCGAGCCAGGAAAGCCGGTGATAGCTGATGCGGGTGGTGAGGCGTTGCTAAGGGCTTATGCAGGGGCTAGGCGATGAAACACACCGACACACGAACAGCGTTGTACCTGATGGCGGCATGGCTTGTCGTGTGGCCCGCAGTCCTGATGCTCATAGGGTGGCTGAAGTGAGTATGTTTCTGTTCGTTGTTTTGTCGTCTATCAGGTTCGAATGCGAGCCGTCAGGCCGCATTCTGTTCGGTATGCAGCAGCCAGGAGCGGCTATTTCGTCGCATGTTGACGGTGCGATGGCTGGCCTATCTTGTTCCTGGCAGGTTATCCGATGAGCGATCCACGGTTTCCAGAAGCGTGCCCGATCTTACCGATGCGTAAACATTTCCTCTTGATGTGGACCGCTGTATTTACGGCTTGGTTGGCTACCGGAGCCGTGTTCATCATGGGCACTTACAAGTCACAGGAGATAGACGCGCAGATCATAAGCCGTATGGACCTCATTGAGGACGGTGTTAATGCCTGTCGCAAATCGGTTAAAGATGCTGTCAGGTGACGGGGGCAAGTTCCCGCCAGACTTACCGCCGACCAGTTATCTATGGGCGTTCTGGCTATCGTCATTCGGTGCGCTCTCCGCGTATCTGGTGCGGCTCAAGTCTTCGCAGGTTCCGAAGTTCTCTATCCTGGCGCTTACATCGGAGACGGTTATTGCGTCGTTTCTCGGGCTGATAACGATGTACATCGGTGTATGGCAACACTTGGACGGCGAGATCATTGCCGTATCAATAGCAATCAACTCGCACTTTTCAACCCGTGCGTTGTTCCTGTTACGTAAACGATGGTTGGGCGAAGATGAGTAACGCGAACAAGAAACCACGTAAGCCTTACGTGAGGCGCGAGGACGTTGATTTTTCGCGTGCGTATGAACTCGCCAGGCTTGGAATGACCAATCAGCAGATCGCGGATTGTCTCGGCGTATGCGAAGAACGACTATACAAGGAAAAGCGGGAAAACACAGAAATCGCGGAACTTATAAAAAGAGGGCGTGCCGAAGGCATCGCTCAGGCTGTCAAGATGCTCGACCAGCATATAGAGGACGGCGACAAGACGTGCCTAATCTTTAAGCTGAAATGCAAAGCCGGATGGAACGAACAAGCGCATATCCTTGAAAAGATCGCAAGAGATATCGCTGAGCTAAAGGGCGAGCCGGTCGAATGAGCGTATCGCTATCCTCGCTGTATGGCGAGGTTATGAAGCTCAAGAAAGCCAAGAGCGTTAAGCAGGCTATGGAAGCCATGCAGGCCGATAGCAAGTACAGGCTGATAGATTCGCTGTTTGTCGGTGGTGCTGACTCAGGGTATGTTAAGCACGTAGAGTTAATGGGGAAAGGTGCCGACTATCGGTCGCGGCTATTCATCGCTGCTAACCGTGTCGGTAAAACAGTCATGGGGGCTTATGAAACGGCGTTGCACCTTACGGGTGAATATCCTTCGTGGTGGGATGGCGTTCGATTTGATGCACCTACGCTTTGCTGGGCGTCTGGTGATACATCCAAAACAACGCGCGAGTTTGTTCAGCTTGCGCTACTCGGGCACGAAAAGGGCACGGGTACGATACCGTTGCAAGCGTTATTGCGCGCAACGGCGAAATCAGGTACTGCAGACGCTATTGACACGATTGAAGTGCGGCACGTTTATGGGGGGGTCTCGCGCTGCGTTCTAAAGTCGTATGACCAAGACATTGATGCGTTTATGGGCGGCGCGGTTAATTTTATTTGGCTCGATGAAGAACCGCCGCTCAAGATATACACCGAGTCGCTAATCAGAACGATGACGACAGGCGGTCGCGTTCTTATGACGTTTACGCCAGTGCGCGGGTTATCTGAGACAGTACAGCATTTCATGCCGAGCGGTTCCGTTCCAGACCCGATGCCGCAAGAGTGCTATGTAACTCAGGCAACGTGGGACGATGCGCCGCACCTCACGGACGAAATGAAGCGCGAGTTATACAGCGCATTGCCGCCACATCAGCGTGACGCCAGGTCAAAAGGAATACCGGCGCTCGGTGCCGGTGCTATCTATCCCGTACCGGAATCGGAGATCGTATGCGCTCCGTTTGCCATACCGGACTATTGGCCACGCGCTTACGGGCTAGACGTGGGCTGGAACAGGACAGCTGCCATTTGGGGCGCTAAAGACCCCGATACAGGCACGATTTACCTTTATGCTGAGTACTACAGGGGCGAGGCGGAACCAAGCGTCCACGCGGCAGGAATACGCGCTCCTGGCGATTGGATCATGGGGGTTATCGACCCCGCAGCGCGGGGGCGTGGCCAGATCGACGGACGGCAACTGTTGCAGGATTACCTAGACCTCGGGCTTGACTTGGACATTGCACGTAACACAGTCGAAGCCGGTATTTATCAGGTGTGGGAACTACTCAGCAGCGGACGGCTTAAGGTGTTCTCGACGTGCCTTAACTGGATCAACGAATACAGGGTTTATCGGCGTGACGAGAAAGGTCGCGTTGTGAAAGAGCGCGATCACTTAATGGACGCAACTCGATATCTCATTATGTCAGGCATGGAACGCGCGAAGGCTAAGCCGGTATCCGGCAAGCGTGAACAATTACCATACAGAGGGCAGCTAGGATGGATGTGATAGTGATCGGTGAATCGTTCGATGTGACGGACGACATGACGGATGCACAGGTTGCGGAACTAATTGAGCAAAAGCGTTTCGTCGCTATTAAAGACGATGAGCCGGAATGCGAAAGGGTATGTATCAACATGCGTGAACAGCGCATGTATCTATCACACGAAGACGCATTCGCGCTTGCCATGTTTCTGTCAAGCTATACGCTACATTCGCCATACGCCGACGACATCAAGCCGTATTTTGACGAGGTTAAGGCGCAGATAACCGCTCCGAAAGACAAGCGAAAGGTAAACTGATGGACGATAATTTCGACAACGATAACGACACTGATGACCAAGGCGACGAGGAAATAGTCCGGCGCATTCATGACTTTTTCCGGCGCTCTCTCGATGCAGACCAAGAGTCGCGCTCGCAACGGCTTGAGGACTTGCGGTTCTGTGCGTTGGGCGACCAATGGCCGCAGTGGTCGAAGAAAGATCGTATGACACCAGGCCGGGAACGTCCGATGCTGGTTATCAACAGGACGAAACAGTTCGTTATGCGGGCGACTAATCAGTTTCTTGAGGCAATCCCGCAGATCAAGGTTAGACCCGTTGACGATGACGCGGACCCGGATGCAGCGAAGGCGCTCGAGGAAATCGTCCGTTACATCCAACAGCGTAGTAAGTCGGAACTGTGTTATGGCATGGCTGTTGAACCGCAGATACGTGAAGGCATCGGCTATTGTCGCGTGATGACGGAATACGCGGGAGACGGTACGTTCGATCAGGAAATCACCATCAAGCCTATCCCTAACCCGTACTCGGTCTATTTCGACCCGACCGCGATCCTACCGGACGGTTCAGACGCAAGGGCTTGCCTGATATGCGAGGACATGAGCAGAGAGGAATTCGAACGGCAGTATGGAAAGGATATCGAAACAGGTTCCTTCGCGTTTATCGGTGCTGGCGATCAGCGCGGATGGAACGAGAAAAATACCGTTAGGGTTGCTGAGTATTACGAGCTCGAGACTGAAACAGCCGGCGAACTGTTGTTGCTGGCTGATGGCTCGACCATTGAGGCATCGCAGATAGCCGACCCTACAATGCTGCAACCGGGGATGGTTGTCGATAAGCGGCCAATCGAGCAAAAGAAGTGCATGTGGTACAAGGTCGCAGGTTCGACCATTCTCGACCGGCGCGAGATACCTTGCACGATGTTACCGATTGTGCGGTTTGCCGGTGCGCAGGTCATACACGAAGGAAAAATGTACTTTCACGGTATGGTGCGCGACCTTACGTCATCGCAGATACAGTATAACTACCAACAGTCAGCGATGACTGAAATGGTAGGGATGCAGCCGCTTAGCCCGTGGGTTGCTCCGTTCGGTGCGACTGAGGATTTCGGGGACGAATGGTCGCAGGCTAACCGCGTGCCGTTCTCGGTGCTGCGGTATAAGCCGGTATCAGTCGCCGGTACGCTTGTAGGGGCGCCAGAGCGCCAGCCGTTCGCACAGATACCCAATGGCGCGTTTAACCTGTTGCAGCTTGCCATTGACGATATGAAGGCTGTCACGGGGCAATGGAACGCGAGCCAGGGTAGTGCCGACGAGTCGGATCAATCAGGGCGTGCAATCCTCGCGCAACAGCGGCAGGGTGATGTAAGCCTGGCGCATTTCAGCATTCACGCCAACCAGGCGATTGAACAGCTAGGCCGCGTGATTCTGGACATGATCCCGCGCGTTTACACCCGTCCTACGCTGTTCCGTATCCTCGGTGAGGATGGCGAAGTCCAGCAGGTTGCGATTGATCCGAACCAACCGCAGGCGAAGGCCGAGCCTAGCGAGCAGATGAGGGGCGTAGAGGCGATTTATAACCCCGGCATGGGAAAGTATGACGTTGCTATTAGTACAGGTCCTAGCTTCGCCACACGGCGCGCTGAAAGCGCGGCTATGCTGATGGACCTCGCGCAGAAATACCCTCCGCTGATGCAGATTGCGGGTGACTTGGTTGTGTCTAGCTTGGATAGTCCGGTAGCGGACAAGATAGCCGACCGGCTGAGACCGCCGACCGCTGAGGGCGACGATCCGCCGACTCCGCGCGAACAGCAACTAATGCAACAGGCCGAACAGGCTATGGCGATGGCTGAACAACTGCAGCAACAACTGCAGGCGATTGGGAAAAAGGTGGTATTCGAGGAAGAAAAACTAGACCTTGACAGATACAAAGCGATGACCGACAGGCTCGGCGTGTTGTTGAAGGCGCCAGACCCGACCAACCCGGCTGTTGTTGCAGGCGAAGCAGCCGTTCTATCGCAGCCTGTACCGCAAGAACCGCAAGAGGGGCAAATAAATGGCTAAAGAATCCGCACCAGTAGTCGCAGCAGAGCCGGTAGTCACTAACGATGCGCCTATCGTACAGGAAGGACAGCAACAGCCGCTTAGACCTCCCGAATACCCTAAACCGACGACGGATCAGGTGGAAGACTTTAGGGGTGACGAGGGAGAAGAAGACGAGGACGAAGACGATAGCGAGGACGAGTCTGAGGACGAACAGCCGCGCGACGAGCAAGGCCGATTCCAGCCGAAGGGTCAAACGTTACGCGACAGGCTAGCCGCAGAGGCGCGGGAGAAACTAGCGGAGCGTCAGCGTGCCGACAGGCTTGAGGCTATGCTTGCGCAACAGCAGGCGTTACTTGCGAAACAACTCGGTGTCGATCCGCAGGGCCAACAGCCGCAGCCGGAAGCCGAAGGACCGCCGAACCCGGATAACTACCAGGCCGGTCAGTTCGATCCGAAGTATATCGCGGACATGGCGCGCTATCAGGTGCGCGAGGAAATCATCCAGCACGAGCGTCAGCGTGCCGCATACGAGAATCACAGACGGCAACAGGACTATCTGATTACCGCAGAGCAGCAGTATGCGCAAGCTGTACCGGATTATCTCGACGCGAAGCAGACGTTGCTAAGCGATCCGGCAATTGCGAACCATCCTGGCATCGGTCAGGCAATCGTGTCGTCGCAGCGACCCGCAGAACTAATCTATGCGCTCGGCAAGAATCCGCAGGTTGCGGCGAATATCGCGCGCATGAATCCAGTACAAGCCGCGATGACTCTCGGTAAGATCGAGGCGATGATTGAGGCGCAGGTTAGCCAGCCGCAGGAAAAGCCAGCCGTGAAGAATCCGCCTGCGCCGATTAAGCCTATAGGTGGGCGCGCATCGGCGGGGAACTCCGATCCAGGTATGGCGAAGACCTACGCGGAATTCATTGCTATTCGTGAGGCACAGGAAAAGAAAAGGTTGGGGCGTTGACATACTAGTTATTACGTGCTAGTGTCGCACGCATAGTTAATTACTATCGTTCGCCGCGATAAGGCCGGGGCAAGGATGCCCTAGCGTATTCGGTTCGCACCCGACGTTCGGCGCGTTAAGTCAGACCCTACAGGGTAGCGTTAGCCACGTTCGCAAGTGGCAATGGCAGTCGGTTATCCGACTTTCACTGTCTTTGCGGAGTCTTAAACGTGGCAAGTAATACGCTGCTAACTCTTGTCGATATCACGCGCGAGGCTGCGCGTGTACTCGAAAACCAAACCCTTTTCGCCAGTGCTGTCAATCGGCAGTACGAATCCCGGTTTGCCGTTGACGGCAAAAAAGCCGGTGATACGATAAATATCAGGAAGCCCCCGCGCTATATCGGTCGTCGCGGTGAGCAGGTTTCTATTGAAGCCAGTACTGAACAGTTTGTCCCGCTGACCTTGCAACCGCTGTTTGGTTGCGATATCCAATTCTCGACTACCGATCTCACGTTGAGCATTGACGAGTTTAGCGACCGCTTTGTTAAGCCGCAGGTCGCAACCGTCGCGAACATGATTGATACGTTCCTCGCACAGACGTATTACCAGGCGGTCTATAACCAGGCCGGTACCGCTGGAACCGATCCTGATTCTCAAGCATCGGCTATCAGCACTATTCTTGACGCGCAGGTATTGCTAAACAACAATGCAGCGCCAGCGGACGGTAACAGGCAGTTTATTGTTGGTCCTTCGATGCAGGCGGCATTAGTTGGCAACTTGGTCGGCTTGTTCAACCCTGGCGCGACCATTAGCCGGAATTTCAAAACCGGCGCAATGGGCGATGATATCCTCGGGTTTAACTTCGCAATGGATCAGAACGTCGCGAAGCACACCAGCGGATCGAACATTGACCCGACCGATACCGGCACGTTGAGCGCAAGCGTATCCGAAGGCGCGACGACTATTGCTGTTACCGGCCTCACGAACGCTTCAGGAACGCTCAAGAAGGGCGATTTGATTCGTATCACGGGCAGATACGGTGTTAACCCGCAGTCCCGTCAGGTGTGGGGCAACAAAGCGCGTGACAGGTTCACGGTTGTTGTTACCGAAGACGTAACGCTTTCCGGTGGTGCTGGAACGGTGAAGATTTCGCCGACTATTCGCGGACCCGCTAGCTCGTCCGCTACCGGACAGTTCCAGAACGTCGATAGCCTGCCGCAGTCCGGTGATGTCATCACGATTGTCTCGACCGCAGCAACCGCTGGTATCGCATCGCAAAACTTGGCCTTCCATAAGGATGCGTTCGTATTCGCCAGCGTTGACCTTGAACTGCCTGGCGGCGAACAGGAAGCGTACCGCGTGAACGAGGGCGGTATCGCGTGCCGTATGTGGAAGGGTTATAACATCAACAGCAACGCAATGATTTGCCGCTTTGATGTCCTGGCCGGTGCTGCAGCGGTATACCCTGAACTTGCCGTTCGCGTTGTAGGAGCATAATCATGGCTGGTACCCCTAACTCTCAAACCGG